GGAGCCGTTGCAGTCAGATCATATTGCTAACCGCGAATGGGATATTATGATCTGCGATGAGTTCCACCGCTTAAAGGATCGTAATGCTAGATGGACTGTTAACATCAAGCGTGTTAAGACCCGTATCGGTCGGCATGGTATGACTGGTACTGGATTTATTAACCGGCCTGATGAGATTTGGTCATTATTGAACTGGCTGGACAAATCGCGGTTCGGTTCGTTCAACAAGTTTAAGGAAGTATTCTGCGAGATTGATACAGGCGATGATGGATATGCTCGTGTTATGGGGTGTAAGCCTGAAATGCAAGATGCGTTCCGTGCTCTTGTTAGAGACATTGGAGTGCGTCGTACACTTGATGGAGTTATGCCTCATATCAAGCGGCCTGTGTTCGTACCGATCGACGTTGACCTTAATAAGGAACAGCGTCGTATGTACGATGCAATCCGTATGGACTTGAAAGCATTAGATCAGGCTGGTACTCCACTGTATGCAGCTAATGTCTTGACGTTACTTCAACGGTTGAGGCAAATCTGCGTAGCAACACCGGAGGTAGTTGAGGACTATTATGATCCGGTGTTAGAACGCCGATTCCAGAAGGTACGGTTAGTTGAGCCGTCAAGTAAGCTGGATGAGGTTATGAGGGTGCTTGAAGGCTTACAGTGGGATGATGAAAAGAAGGAGCCACTGGTTATCTTTAGTAACTTCAAGGACCCGCTTGAATTGCTCAAAGCCCGTCTTAATAAACACAATACATTCATCACGGAAAATGGTTTCCATGATGATATGCTCTACAAGTATATTCACCTAGATGTGAAGGACAGTGATGTTGAACGCTACCGTAAGTGGCACGACGAGTTTCCAAAACTTGAACACAGAGTATTCATGTCCACTCTACAGTTGGGTGGGGAGTCTATTAATCTCACACCCGCAAGGCACGTCATATTCCTCGACCGTTCGTGGTCCCCTAAAGACAATGCACAGGGTATCGGACGTATCAGACGACCAGGACAAGAAGGTCAGCCCGTAGTTATTCATATCAACGCTAATAATACCACTGACCAGTATATCGAACAGGTCAATGATATTAAGCAGGGTTGGTACAATCAGATCTTCGGTGATGAATAGACCATCATGCCATTAACGTTTGAGGACAGAGAACTTATTAAGCAAGTTCGTTCGCTTAGAAAGAAACAAGCCCTTAACGTGGGTGATGGTCGTGATGGCACTAGACCCAAGCCTGGACCTAAACCCACAATAGTTACATATGAACAATATCAAGCTAAACAAGCAATTAAAGGAACACGCAAAACAGCTTCCAATAGAGACAGAATATCAATGCAAGGATATTCATGGGTAACTTGGAAGATATTAAAGTGTGATACTTGCTTGAAAGAAGCGAGTAAGCACGCTAATCTCCGGTTCAGACATAACCTGGACTGTCCACTTAGGCCCACAAGTGATACAAATTGACCCTTGACTTTTCGGGCCGAGTGTGCTATAATGCAGCATACCGCAAGTTCACAAATCACGCAACGCAACTAACCGCGAAAGAGAGATAAACCGTGAGCAGCATTAAGCTCGATTTCTCGCATATGGCGACAAAGGCGCCACCCACGCCTAGTAAGTGGGATATCATCCCCATTCATAACTCTGATCGTGGTACGTTTAAAGAGTGTAGGCGTAAGTGGGCATGGTCTAGTCCGTCACAACGCAACCTCATTCCAATGGCTAGTGTCAGTGGAGTAGTTGAACCGCTTTGGTTCGGTACTGGTATTCACTATGCGTTGGAGAGGTACTACAACCCGGTCATTAAAGAGGACCCGGTTATTGCGTTCGAGACGTGGTTTAACTTACAGTGGCGCGGTGGTGTCATTGACGCCTCGGAAGTTAAACAGTATGCAGACCGTGACCCACAACCCATTCCAAAAGAAGTAACCGATGATAGTCCCAAAGCATTGGCTTACAAGGTCGATGGTCTTAAGGACATTCTTCCTGATGGTATCTATGACGAGGATAAGTTCCTTGGTTATCTCGACTTAGGTAAGGGCATGATGGAGTTTTACAAGGGTTACAGTGAAGCTCACGATAACTTCACTGTGATCCTTGTTGAGCATGACTTCTCTGTTCCTGTTCTCGACAAAGATGGCGCTCCGATGTATGCCATTGATAAGCGAGTTATGCCAGAAGGTTGGGAACCTGACTTTGATAAGGGTAATGAGTTTGGTCCGTTGATTCGGCGTAAGAATGTTGATGATTCAAACGCCTATTATCTTGAAAAGCAGGTTCACACCCGCGGTCGGCAGGATATGATTAAGCAGGACAACGAGTTTGGTAACTACGGCATCCTTGACTACAAAACCGCAGCTAAGGTTGACGACGATTACTTCCGTCACTTAGACTTGGATGAACAATGCACGTCTTATCTGGCATTCGGTGAACTAGAAGCCAGACTGTATGATCTTGAGTTTAAAGACTTAGATCATATCACGTATCAGGCCATGTTAAAGGGTTATCCCAAGCCACCGAGTATTCTTAAGAGTGGACTTCCGAGTCTTAACCGCACGGAAGAGACTACAACCGCAGAAATGTTTGAGAAGCATATTATTGACAATGGACTTAAGCCCATCTTTGACTTAGACCCAAAGATGCAGAGTTACTACACCTATCTGTTAGAGTTGGGTGATAAGCGTTATGTCCGTCGAACCGACACACATCGTAACCCTGCACAGCGTAAGAATGCAATGACTCGGTTGTACTATGAGGCGCAGGATATGTTGAACGATCCGGTTCCGTATCCTAATCCGACTAAGAACTATGGTTGTCTTAACTGTGTGTTTAGGGGACCTTGCATCGCTGCTGAATCTGGCGATGATTACGCTGCTATGTTGGAAGATGGATTTATGCCGAATTGGGACCGATGAACGGTCTTGACTTTGATACCATCAATGAACTACTAAAAGGTGAGACTAAATCTGAGTCTGGAATGACAACAGGCACAGAAGGTCAGCCTATTAGTAAAGCTCTCAGTCAGCGTCTAAAGGAGTTATATCCAACAAGACCTCAGATTGGACCACTACGTTACACAGACACAGAGAATAGATGTATGAGCAGGAATTGTAGAGCACCAACTCATTACAAACTATTCGGTGTACCTAAGTGTGACATTCATTGTCTTAGAGAAATGAATCTCTTACTCGTTGACACAGAAGAACTCAAGTCTCAACACGAATCTCAATCCGAACAAGTCGAACCGGAGGTTCCAGGTCTATTATGACCACCACTGTTCCCGAAACACCCACTGAAACACCAACGCAACCTGCTCAACTAACTCTCGCACAGAGGATTGGCGCAGGCCCGCCTGATGGTACTGTTAAGTACCTCAATGAGTTGTTATATGCTGAACCGTCAATTGGTAAGACGTACCATTATGGTACAATAGTTGACTGGCCTGAGGAATTTCTGCCTAGTCTACTAATCGACATTGATGGCGGAACGGATACGATTAAAGACTTAGGCTTGAAGCATCCGAACTTTCATGTATCTCCACCAATCCGTAGTTTGGATGCATTGAAGGAACTTTATCGTGAGTTGGCCGCAGACTTTTCAAGTGGTGCTAGTTTCTATAAGAGCATTTGTCTCGACAACATAACTGAGTTGCAGAAGATGGATATGAACGAAGTTATGGTTGAGGCTAAAGCCTCTGCTAACAATCCCGAGAACGTAGACCTTTACGTTCCTTCTCAGCGTGAGTGGGGTAAGTCGGGTGAGCGTATGAGGATTGTTATTCGCTCGTTCAGAGATTTACCGTGTCATACTATTTGTATGGCTTACACTGATGAACGCGAGAACAAGCTCACGAAGATTAACCAAATTTGGCCAGGTATGCCGGGAAAGTTACGCCACGAGATAAGTGGATTTTTCTCGGTAATCGGTTATATGTCTGTATATGAAGAAGGGGGTGAGACACACCGGCAGATTCAATTTAAGAAAACGCGAGTAGTGCAAGCGCGTGACAGGTTCCAAGTGTTACCTGAACTAATGAAGAATGATCCTACGCTACCTGATGTATGGCGTATTATTAAGGAGAGTGGTGCTCAATTACACGTTGATGACCCGCTCGCAACACAAGTCGCACAAGTCGCACCCGATCCACTCGCTGCATTATCCGCAGCAGTTACTCCATAATCGTCTCAAATCACGAAAGGTGTTATAATGTCTGTTGATGAACAGAATGCGGTAGATGGTTTTCCTGCTACGCTTGACCTCTCTACTGCTGATACTCGCGGCAATCTCATGGATAACGGTTGGAAGGATGCAATCGTTTTTGAGGTTACGCCGGTTCTTACTGAGAATCCGAATGGCAACCTGCCTGTCGGTACGCCTGGTATCAATGTAGCATTCAAGATCGACGGTGGTTCTTACGATAACCGTCGTGTTTGGAACTACTATTGGATGCCTACCGCTGATGGTGGTTATGACGCTGAGAAGCGCATGAAGTTGTTAGGTATGCTTGCAAGGTTCCTCATCGCAATTGGTTATTCTGATGAATCTGTCAAGTCTCCTAGCTTCACACTTGACTTCGCTGATATGCAGGGTCGTGAGTGCTCCATCAACACGAAGTATGATGAGGAGTACGACAACAACAAGGTTAGTGGTGTTAAGGCCCGCAAGGAAGGTACTTCTTCCGCTGGTGCTGGTCTGCTCTAAAGATTAACAATTTGGGCACACCGAGGCTTATAGAAAATAAGAGAAGCGTCGGAGGGAAGGGTGGTTTGATCTGGTGAAAGCGCGTAAGTAGCCAGTGAGAGGTAGGTGTGCCTATTCTTATGAATAAGGAGATCAATGAAGAATGCAATTATCGCGGCAATCGTTGCTGCTGTTGTTAGTGTTAGTGTAGGAGCAGCAGCAACTGATGGTCCATTACCGGGTAAGCAGCACTTTGCTAACTTCGGTCCGTTCTGTATTGCTAAGGGACCAAATTGGTTAGCTCGCGGTGGTGTTATGCGAGCAGTAAGAACGGGACAGAAGTGTTTTCCTGGTGAGAGACGGATTTTCCATAAGAGAATCCCGATTGGTTCGTCTATTCGTATCACTGGTAAGCAGGGTGCTACTGGATTGACTGGTCCTTCTGGTGCAATTGGAGCAACTGGTCCAGCCGGACCTAGTGGTTCTAATGGATCGAATGGTTCTAATGGTTCAAGTGGTACACCCGGTTCAAAGGGTGACACTGGTTCTAATGGTTCAATTGGTCCCGCTGGTCCCACTGGTTTAACGGGACCTATGGGTGCTACTGGTGCCACTGGTCCACAGGGACCGGCTGGTAAAGATGGCACTAACGGTACTAACGGTAAGGATGGTGCTGGATTAGGTAACGGCACAATCCAGGTTTGTGTAAGTAATGGTGGTTCATTGCAGATGGATGTTAATGGACAGCCCTGTGATAATCAGGGACACACACCTATTACGTTGGTCGTAGTCAATTCCGGTTAACGATCGCCCTAACGGACTGGTGGGGTGTAACCCGATGCCAGCGAGTTAGGGTATGGGGCACTACGGGTGAGGGCTTTAACAGGCAATACTATATGGGCCGTAGTGGTGCTAGTAGGGGCAAGGCTAGCATACAATGTTGTCAACACAACGAAAGGAAATACATGACTGAGATTGAGGAAACTCCCGTTGATCCTGCACCTGATAGTGATGCACCGGGTCGCCCGCCTATTGAGGTTACTACGCCTGAGCCTGATGAGGCCGGAGACACCCCCGCTGATGGTGATGATAGTAATACTAATGATAACGATGATTCGTCTGATGCATCTACTGACGAGTCTGCTGAGTAATTAGTATCTAACAGGGGTTGGTGTCACAACCGCCCCTGTTATTATGCAACTGCATGATGGTCTTTATCAAGTTACCACCCGCTACTTCTGTGCGGGTTTTGTTGTAGAGAACGGCAGCATTGTGGCTTGTGCGCCTATACTTCGTAAGCGCATTAAGTATTGGGCTACCATAGCCACTTTAATAACCGCGTAAGTAGTCAGGAGATTTATGGCCGTATCAGCACCACCCGCTAATCTACAGTTGCGGGTACAATTCTTCGACTACCTGTTTGGCGTCAATAAGGGCTTTCTGTGTATTGCCACCGCAAGCAAGAATAAAGGCAATTTCGCGCAGAAATTTTTTGAGTGGCCTGGGCAACGTCATAACGTAGCTAACTTTATCGAAGATATGTACCCGAACCGCGACGTGTGGTTCTGCGTCAATCTGCTCTCTATGCCAGAGCGACGTAAAGAGTTTGCGTTGGGCAGTACATTTGCATGGTCCGACCTTGATTATGCCAACCCTGCACAGTTGGAGCCGATTCCAACCTGTGTTGTTGAATCGTCACCCGGACGTTGGCAAGCATATTGGCGTGTTACTGGTGAGCCTATCCCTGCCGATGTTGCTGAGGATTATTCAAAGAAGCTCGCCTATAAGATTGGTGCAGATAAGAGTGGTTGGGATCTTACGCAATTGTTGCGTGTTCCTTGGACTGAGAATCAGAAGTACCACCCACCTGTGCCGGTTAAACTTATTAGTATCACCGACACGACGTATGACATTGGGGTCTTTGATGCTATACCGGAAGCGATTATTGAGAACTCAGAAGCTACGGTTATCGCTAACAATCCGATGCCTGTTATCGAGAAGTTACCCGATCCGGGCATGGTGCTTTATCGGTATAAAGCAGAAGGTAAGCTAGACGAGGAATTTGCGTCACTGTATACAACCGCGCCTGATGCAAATGCAGACTGGTCACGCATCTTATGGCGCTTTATCCACAAGTGTTTTGAGTTGGGCTTATTGCAAGACGAGGTTTTCGTGCTTGCTATAAACGCAGCGTGTAACAAGTATGCCAGAGATAACCGTCCATTGAGTTACCTGTGGCGAGACGTTATTAAGGCCGCGAAGGAACACAGTCATTTTGAGGTACTACTTGGTGGTAAGGTAGAAATAGTCACGATGCCTCATCTAGTGGACTTCGATGAGATTGAGGAAGATACGTTCATCGCAGACTACAAGGGTTGGGCTAATGCTGCGACTGATGCACCTGAGCAATATCATGAACTTGGTATGTTTATTGCTTTGAGTGCTGTCGTCTCGGCTGGTTTGAGTCTAAAGGTACAGTGGGGAGAAATCGTACCTAACCTGTGGGGGTTGGTCTTGGGGGAGAGCACCCTTACACGAAAGACAACCGCGATGCGTCTTGTCATTGATATTCTAAAAGACATTGACGAGAGTTTAATCCTGGCGACTGATGGTAGTGCCGAAGGACTATTGACCGGATTAAGTGGCCGACCCAAAAGAGTGTCTATTTATTGGAGGGATGAAGTTAGTGGACTTTTCGACTCAATCAACAGAAAAGATTATCTCGCCGGTTTACCGGAGACGCTTACTCATCTCTACGATGTTCCGCCGATTTATACTCGTCTCTTACGGAAAGAGACAATTACAATATCCGAACCCTACTTCATATTCTTTGGCGGTGGAATTAGGGACAAGGTATACTCTCTTATCAATGACGAGTATATCCTATCTGGATTCTTACCAAGGTTCTTGGTCGTATCAGGTGAGAATGACTTGTCAAGGTTACGACGAACAGGACCACCCACAGAAGTATCTACAGAACGTAAAGACAATATCGTTAGATCGCTTACTGATATCTGCGAGCGTTATAACACTAGCGTTACGACTTCGATCGCTGGTCAGCAAATAGAAATGCCGATCAAGATTGAAGCTAGATTGTCTGAGGAAGCATGGGACTATTATCGCAATCTTGAGGATATTATGACTAACGCCGGCATTGAGACTGATATGTCTATGTTGGCTCTGCCGACGTTCTCTCGTTTGAGCTATTCGTTGCTCAAAATGTCAATGCTTGTTGCTGCGAGTCGTAGGCTTCCTGACCAGTCAAACCGTTTAGCTGTTGAAACGTCTGATGTGAAACAAGCCGCGTTCTATATCGAGAAGTGGGGACATTACTCTATTGATCTGATCCTGAATGCTGGTCGATCTACGGCAGAGAAGGCAATAGACCGCGCTATTAATATTGTCAAACGTAAGGAGGGATTGACAAAAGCTGAGTTTATGCAACGTCAACATCTTAGTGCAAGAGAAGCTAAAGACATTATCGAGACGATGGTACAGCGTGGACTTATTGATGTTAAAGCAGCCGGGAGAGGACACAGGATATACAGCGTATGAGCAAAGGCGCACGACTCCGTAATAAGCGTAAACAAATCGAACACGAAAGGTTGTCTCGCGTGAGCGCAATTAATGGTACTGGTGAACCTGACGTTGGACCGGATATTGAGTGGGACTCACTTAATCCACCTACTGTGCATGAATGTAGTTTCGCGGATCATTTCCATGCACCATTTTGTGACGGTACCTGTGCAGATGTTGTTATGGACGAGCTTGATGTTAAGATCCTTAATGAGAAGAAGGCATGGACTCGCGCTGGTATGCATATCGTAGCAGTACCGTATGGTGTTGCAGATCAGGTTTGTATGCCTGGAATGAAGATTGAGTTGTTTGAGATGGAAGCTAAGTTAGTTGGTCTTATTGAAGCTGTGCAAGAAGCTGTTGGTATCAGCGACGAGGCGTATAACTTCCATTATCGTCAAGCTATCTACAACCGCTTAAAGATGGTTCGTGAGGCTAACGAGAATCGTGTTAAGCAGGAACGTCTTGCTGCACAGATGGGTATTGCACCTAAGAAGATTCTTGGTCCTGACGGTACACCCCTTTCCTAATGGCTCTCACTGAGGGTGTTAAATTAGACGAAGGAAAAACTCGTTGGGACTTGTGGAGTCCTGATGCTTTAGAGGCTACTGCCAACGTGCTTGAGTTTGGTGCTCGTAAGTATGAAGAACACAACTGGGCTAAAGGACTTAAGTACAGTCGCGTATTTAGAGCATTACTTGGTCACTTGTGGGACTTTTGGCGCGGGCGTAAGAACGACGAAGAAACAGGCTTACCTCATTTAGCTCATGCTATGTGTTGTCTTATGTTCTTGCTTCACTATGAATGCAATAGACGCAAATATAGACCGTTCGACGATAGGCCGTAGATGATTATGACTATGACGCCTGCTGCAATTGAACAGCGTCGTGCCAATTCTAAGGCAATTGCAGATCGTAAACGTGCTGAAACCGAATGCAGTAGAGGTCACAGTAATTGGCGAGTCCGTCCAAAGAATGGTAGACGATACTGTCTAACGTGTCAACTTGATCGACAATGGTATGGAAGGAGGGGACTACCCTACGTATGAAGGAGACAGATCCGTTCATTATGAATGAGACAGAGTGGTTTTATGTGTATACCATAGATTTTGATCAAGACAATTTTGGCATCTTTTCTACGCGAGAAGAAGCTGAGAAATCATTAGAAGAACAAATTACAGGTCACGGACCAGCGTGGGAGGATTGTCATATTACTCGACGTATGATTCACGGAAAGCCTGAAATTGATGGACGTTAAACGTAAACATCCACTTGCCGAGTGTGAGAGTTGTCCTCTTGCTAAAGAGAAGATGGCGCCTACTTGTGGTGATCCTAACTCTAAGGTGGCATTCGTCTCTCGTAGTCCTGGCAAGTATGACATAGCTACTGGTGTGCCATTTAGTAACCCACACGGTTCTAAGGCCGTGCTTGAGTACAGAATTGCGCGCAAAGATATTATTACTACGAATGTTGTTCTGTGTAGAACGGATGATCCTTCGCCTGCTGCTATCAAATCATGCAAGCCTAGACTTGAGGACGAAATCAAAAATTGTAGTCTTGTTATTGCCGCAGGAACCGAAGCTACCATTGCTCTTACAAGATATAGAGCCGTCTTTACTGCAAGACCATTTGTTCATAACCGAACTTCTAGTGGAGGAACTCCGCAACGAGTTATCGTCACTAACAATCCCGCAATTGTAGTTCGTGATTCAGACAAGTATCCAGATATGGTGGATGACTTTAAGAGGGCATTCGATCCTATTCCACCTCCTGTATTTCCTAGCGTGGAGATAATCAACGATGTTGATAGAGCTAGAGTTGCACTCGAAAGATGGACAGAGAATCTTCCTGTATTATTGGCGTCCGACCTTGAGTGGCAACAAGATGACACACCAACTTGCGCTGGATTCTCTGCAAGAGGCGAGAAAGCAGTTGTATTTGGTTTGGGAGCAATTAGCGATAGACGAGTATGGGATCTTATCAGAAGAATCTACGAACGAACTGAAACTAGCTTCATCTGGCACAACGGTAAGTCTGACACTAAAGTCTTAGTCAAAGCTGGTGTCGATGCGCGTGTAGACGAGGACACTTACTTGATGAGTGTGGCACTTGATGAACGTCCTGGTTATCATAGTCTTGAGTATCTTATGAGTACACAGTTCGGTTGGCCAGACTATGAACCCAAAAGTGTTAAGCACTTTAAGACGACGGGAGAGTTTCTTGGAAAGACCGATGCCGAAAAGAGAATGTCAGAACGTGAGTTGTACAAATACAATGGTTGGGATACAGCCGGCACATTCCAACTATATAATGTACTTGAGCCGAAACTTGACTCTGATAGAGGCGGTTCCGTCAGACCTGTATATAAGCGTCTATTACATGCAGGAGAACGATTCCGTATAGTTGAACTTAACGGATTCCCGTTCGATTCAGAAACCGCGTTGAATATTAATGAACGTGAAGCAATACCGCGAATGCTGGAACTAAGCGAACGAGAGCGTGAAATCACCAAGCATCCTCTTTTAAATCCCAACTCGTCTCAACAGCTTAAAGCAATCATTTATGATGAGTGGGGACTTAAGCACTCTTTGCGTGATGCCGGTCCCAAGAAACTCTCAACCAGCACAGGCAAAGAAGTTAGAGAGATTATTGAACGTGGCGAATTCATTTCTAATCTTGAAAACCGCACACAACTTATGGAATGGGCTGCGACTCATCGAGCCTATAAAAAGATTCAGGATATCAGGAGCAGATACATTGAAGGATTGGTTAGACGAGCACAACGAGACGGAAAGATTTACGGTCACTTTAACGTGGGTGGAGGAACAGTCTCCGGACGGGCGAGTAGTAACGATCCAAACCTGCAAAACATTATCAGAGAAGGGTACGAGAACATCCCAGGTATGCGAACTATGTTCTTACCTTCTCCGGGAAACGTTATCATCTCGGCAGATTTCTCCCAAGCTGAGCTTAGAACATGTGCAAAACTTAGCGGAGATGATGCTCTATTGGGCATATATCGGGATAGTACCCGAAGTCTCCATAAAGAGCGAGCCGCTAAGTTTTATGGACCGGGGTATACGAAAGAAGAGTACGTTAAGTCTAAGAATATTAATTTCGGCGTGACATATGGGCAGGGCGCAGATGCCTTTGCACAGATGTATCATATGGACAAGGATGAAGCACAAGAGTATATTAATGACTGGTGGGGTCAATTCTCTCAATTAAAGGCGTGGACACTTGAAACCGCACAGCGAGCAAGAAAAGATGGATATGTTATCTCTCCATTCGGACACAAACGGCGGTTCCACCTTATCACAGACGAAAACTTGGGAGATGTGGAGAGAGAATCGGTTTCTTTCCTTCCTCAGAATATTGCTGCTTGGCTCACTATTTGTGCTCTTTGTGATCTTGTGGATAATGGCATCCGTATTGTGGCTACTGTGCACGACAGTATCGTGGCTGACATACCAATTAGTCAAACTGATGAGGTTGCTGGGATGATGCGTGAGGTTATGATTGCTCAGGCATCTAAGCAACTAGGTTGGGATGATATCCCATTTGAGGTTGATGTTAGTATTGGACCCAATTGGGGCGACTTGCACGATTGGGTGATGAGCGATGAGAGGATTGCAGCATGAAAGACTATAGGGGCTTAATAGCATTACTCGTCTCAGCAGCACTTATGTTTGCGCTTCTGACGGGTGTTGCTGGTATTATTTGGTGGGGCACTAAGATATCGACAGAAGGATCTGTTGTCATTGGTATGCTTATCGGAGCAATCACGATAATTGGTTCTGCATATCTTGGCGTCTATCTTACTTATATTCGTACTAGTGGACGAAGGCAGAGATGGCCTGGGGAGAAGAATGATGATGAGGACACGTTAGTACCATGATGAGCGCAAGAAATAGAATGCACAACGATCCAGTATTCGCAACTTTAGTTAAAAGTATGTACGATATATTTGAGACTACTTGTGGAACTGGTGCGGGTGTTACTCCAACTGAGATACGTGAAGCTAGTGGGTTAGCTTGGCAAATATATGTAGAACGTCACGCAGAACCAATTACTTTTAAGCCCACTGAATGGGGTCACCCACGATGATTAAGAAACTTGACAATTGTGACATAATCCCGCGTGAGATTTTAGTTAGTAAGATCAATGAGTTAATCGTAGATGTTAACAGATTAGCTCAAATCATGTTAGATGAGGAAGATGATTCACTAAAGGAAGCCCTGGAGGAGATACGGGCGACACTCTTCAAAGATGGAAGCATACAAATCATTAAGGGTTTGGATAGTTGTGACTGAACTGTGCAATGAACCCACTACTTCAGGGAAGCCTTGTAACATGAAGAAGGGGCATCCCGCACGCTTCCATCGTCACCGTGAATACACAAGAACAGAGTGGATAATGAAGAATAGTGACGGTAAGCGAGTAACCTCGGGGGTCGGCATAAATGACTTAACTGCCGCAATCGCTATATACCGCAAGAGTGATATAACCCTAACAATCGAAATCCTGTGCTGAACCGTCCGAGCGAATCGAGCTATGAGCGGCTGCCCAGGGGGTACGCTAAGGCTACCCTAGGCCGATCCGGGGCTGTCCTGCCAGACTTAGAGGCCGTCACACAGGGCCGCTCAGAGCGGGGCGCATAATATGGTTAACCTACCTAGAGCCGAGAAAGTCAATACTGACGATAAACCCATCAAGGTTGTATGGTTCGATCCTGGTGGTACTACTGGATATGCAGTAGGTATCATAGAGAATGGTATGATGGGTGTTATTAGTGGGCAGGCTGTTTGGAATGAATGGGATTTGTACTCAGAACTTAAAAGGTCACACCCAGACATAATGGGTTATGAATCATTTGAATACCGTAAGAACGTTAAAGGTGGTGTTCAGATGAAACTCATTTTGTTCCCACGTAACCTCATTGGTGTGATGAATCTTTACTACTACGAACGAGCGGCCAATAGTTCACCCATCCAATGTTTTCAACAAACCCCTGCACAGGGTAAGAAGGGATACTACTCAGATGCCCGCCTGAAATCCGACAAGCTATACAAGACACTTCCGGGCGGTCATTGTAATGATGCACTTAGACACTTGTTACACTGGTACACTTTCGGTGCAGGTTTCAAATACAACAAACACGGATATAAGGGGTTGGCATGAGAATTGTGGTTCAAATTGATAGTAGGGAAATTCCTCCTAACACCGATCCGATCATGGAACTTATCCCAATGTTTGAAGAAAACGGTTACAAACTTATAGAGAACGGTGTTGGTTCAAGTTACCGTCATTTAGTGTTTGAAAAGATCGAGTAGTTTCAGGACCCGTAGCTCAACGGTTAGAGCAGCGCGCTCATAACGCGAGGGTTGTAGGTTCGATTCCTACCGGGTCCATCTGTCTTAACAAAGTTAAGCCCCGTAACTTAACCGAGGAGAGGACGGTGTTACGGGGCTTAACAACCTTGCACAGTGGTACGGCAAGGCATCTTTTGAGGGATTAGTTAGAGAGCAGTAACCCTCACATAATCAATAAGGAAGTGCCAAGGTCCTGGGCTATTAGGATCGGGTTGTGTTCCTCCTGCTGCCCACTGTCCTACGTCGGCAATTTCTGCATGGAGTTGAGCACCAAACACACCACTAACAGCACTATGCGTAGCAACGAGAGTACCGTCCAAATAATACTTGGTACTATCTGCTAATGCATCAACGCGCATAACGTGCCAATTAGTGCGTCCATCGGAACCGTTGCCTCCACCATTCTCGGCAACTCCAACCTCGGCACCATTCTGCCACTTATGCTGATTAGCACCAAACCATGTTGGATTCATGCTACGAATCTCGCCCAGGTCAATCTCGTTAATAACCTGTGAAGTTGGGCGGTCAATGTTCTGATTCCAACCAGGGCTAATCCATGCGCCTAATACATCAGGAAGCAGGAAACGAGTTTCGTAACTAAATGGTGCTTTCCATGATGCCTTGATATCCTGTGCAGGAACGGGCCAACCTGTCTGATACAGGTAAGTGCCTACACTTGCGCCAGCATATGCCTTACCGTTCCAATTCTCTCTAGTGATTTTAAGATCCAAGTTACCATTACCATCCAGAGTGGCATTCGCAGCCTTACTATAGCTCATACCACCATACTGAATGTTATCGGCGTTGTACCACTTGGTCGAGTCCAGTGTTGTACCGTTGAACTCATCATTAAAGAGATACGTCGTGGGCGGTGGCTTAGTGGGTGGAACACTCGGAGCCGGTGGAATCGGTGCTACTGGTATGTTCAAGTACATGATACCAGCGTCAACTAGACCTGCACCGTATTTTGTGGTCATTGTTGGGACTACGGGTGTTCCACCATTAACCACCGAATCTCTAAACGTAGTCCAACGCTTTAACTCAGCAGGACTCTGTGACCCCCACTTGCTGTAATAGCTGGATGCCTCCGAGTCAGCTATAAACTTCTTGAAGTCAGCTAATGCAGTCACTCTGCCACTACCTCAGTTGGGTCAGTCGTTGTGTCAATGCCCACTGTGCCATCTGTGCCCATTGCACCACTAGGCCCGTATGGAATACCACTCTTGGCAGTACCACGACTGACTGTGTATGCTGCGGCTAATATGGCTTGAATGAGTCCAGACCACTTGGCGGGTAAGTACGTCCAAACCTGCAAAGTGTTGAGCAAGAAGAATAACTGTAAAGCTGCGTGAATCCAGAACTCACTGGTCTTAATAGATGGCTTAGTCTCCATGTGTCTCAGTCTCCTTATGTTGTGGTCTTTGGCGGAGTAGGCTTCGCTACAGGTATTTCTTCGATTGTTATAGCCTTGTGGTTCTTGACAGATTTGGTGATGAATGGGATCAGATTCGGCAAAGTGCGTCCACTCACCACGATCTGCTTAGAGCCATTGATGCTAGTAACGATCTGATACTTCTTAGGCTTCATCAGCTTTGGTGTAACAGGCGCAATCTTCTTCTGTGCCAATTCAGGTACGTGCATATACCCCGCCACTAAACTGGCGGGGCGTTTGCATATCAGTACTGCATCACTGACGTTACCGTCCACTGTTACGATGTAGGTGCCTTCGCGCCTTAAAAACATGGACCAGTGGCCGCTACCCATATTCCAGCAAACACCGTCACCGGGTATGGGAGTCTTAGTGGTCCAATTAGCCTTTTTAGCCCAGGCCAACATATCGTAGGCACCTGCCCCTTTATAGGGGAGTCCATGCTTGCCCGGTTCAGCTATGAGCCAATTGTACTGAAAGAACGCAACACACCATGCCCAACCTGTTCCTTTAAGAAATGTTGCGGCCTGATACTTGCGTATCTCTGGTGATGTGTTACTGTGGCTACCAGGAGGTATCTCAATTATTTTCTTGTTGTACTCGGCTAACGCGCTCTTAACGGCTGCGTCGTGTAGTGGAAACTTCTGTGCGTCGAGTGTGTATTGACTCATTTTAAACTTCCACTCTCCTTGATTATATCTATCAGCTTAATGCGCCTATAGTAGATAAGACCAGCAAACACAGTTGAAGAAATCGACGAGAATATAACGATTCCTGCAATTGATATACTAGCTGCCGTAGGATGGTCGTGTGAACTTTTTTGCGTCATAGCAATAACACCTGTTGACAAATAAGATAACTGTGTTACGCAGGCTGCTATGAATATGAGCATAGACGTCACAGCTGAGTATTTACGAAGGCCATTTACTTTAGCATGATTTATGAACATTAAATCACCCCAAGATCTACCCAACAAACCGCCAACAAAAATCAAACCAATACCCGCAATTAGCGTCCACACTAATTCTAATACTGTTATAGTACTAGTCAGTTCCATTAATTAATGTCCTTGCCGTGTTTGATTCTTGAATGACAGCTCTACAGCAGTTAACCGTGCTGCGACATTTTTCTGCGCCTCCGCTTCCATTTGTAAACGTGCATTGAAACTTTGCCGCTCGTATTTTCTATGTCTCCTTCTCATCTTAAACGTTTTCAGTAGATTCATCTTTTACACCACTTACTATTTTCTCCGTTATGTTGACCCCGCGTAGAGAAATCTGCATCCACATTAGATTAGATTGTTCTACCTTTTCGTATCTGTCTTGAAGGTCTTTGTATTGCCAACCAAACACCCACCATTTTCGAGAACCGCCTACTATGATAAAAAGTAGTAAGCCAATTATACCTCCTGACTGTATCCAGTCTAGGCCAGAGGTTGGATTTACAACGTCATAGAAAATTGAAGAGATCATATTGTTGGGCCAATCCAAAATGCTATTGATTCCCAAGGCCACTTACCGTCTGAGCCTGAATAAAATGATCCAGACCACAAAACACTTATAGGTGTTGTTATTGGATTCAGATCAGTTGCAGCACTTGGTAATATAGCAAACGAAGGCCATAAGCCCACACCAATCCCAGCACCAACATTTACATACGTTTCATTTGGAAGAGTTTGCCAAGATAAAACACTTGTATCATATGTTCCAGATGTTGGTCCAACATTAGTGTTTGCTGACGGGAAAGAACCAAAGTTCACACCGAATTGAGCCATGTCCATATTGGCGAGAATACCACCCATCATAACCCCGTTACCAAAACTATTTGGTGTAGTTGAACGTTGGGGTGAACCATTGGGAGTTATTCCAACTGATGCGATATAATCAACGAATGATATTCCGTGACCATTACCCTCATCCAAATTAGCAAATGCTGCACCTACAATTGCCCAAGCTGCTGGAGCACTAGTTGGAGTTTCACTATAATCTGTCCAATGCAAAGTAAGATTATCGGTTGAAAATAATGTAGTTGTTACCTGCATGTAATATATTTCATCATATCCATCAACATCGCCAAACTTACTTATCGCGTTTATTGCATTTGGCCAAACATTACCACGATTATCTGTTATGTGGTCAACGACGCTAGGTGGGCTTCCAACAACATCATTGTAAGCAATCCACAAAACTATGTAACTACCAACACGTACTGTTCTATTAAATGTTATTGTTGTAGTTGTAGGACCGCCATTACCATGACCACGAATACATTCTCCAATAAATACAGGTCTATATGCTGTTGAGAGTTCGGGTGCCCATGCTATACCATCATATGTTTTATTATTCAATGTGGCAATTACATCGACATTGTAATAACCTAAAGTAGTACCAGTAGTAGTATCTACTGTTATAAATCGTGAGTTATTGATACTTACTGTGTCGTGTGTGAGACACCAGAATAAACCGTCTCTGAATGAAGCAGCAACTATTGCATCATTTGAGAAACCAGTACCGTCCATATGGGGAGGACCAAATCCATCAGGAATCGTGTGCCAAACACCAGTAGATGGATCAACAACACTTAATGTACCATTTGCCCCATCTCTAAAAAAGTATCCCAAACCATTTGGAGCAAAATCAAGACCAGTACCATTCTCGAATGTAGTACCGGTCCCACCAACGACCGTAAATACGGCTGTTGATTTATTTATGCTAACTAAACGGTTTCCTGAGTTCCAACCAAAAAGATTACCATTAGCATCAAATGCTATATCTTCTGCAAAAGGTCCTGATGATACAATATCATTTACTAAGAATCCAGTACCAATGTTGGGGTCTATAATAATAAGCTTTTGTGAACTGTCGGTTGTTACTGCATAAAGACTTGTCGTGATTGGGTCAAAAGCCATACCCTGTATACCAAATCCAATTGGACCAATTGTTGTAAGTGTCCCGGTCACAGGATCAATTCGATAAAGGTTACTAGACGGATCACGGTTTGCTACGTATAACCCAGATGGAGCTGGTGGTGGAGTGAACAGGGCAAAAGTCCACCACTGGCCTTCGTCAAACCAACACGGCGCTCCAACACCTAATACGAGTTGACCCTGTACTGCATCCTGTGGTGCATTGCCAGTTGCCGGTGTTCCAGGTGCTCCGTACCAAGTATCATTGACACACCAATTTAATGAATGATCAGAGCCAATCGCAATCTGCCCATTAACTGCATCCTGTGGAGGATTACCGCCAGACGGAATACCAACCTTAGTCTGCCATTCTGTGCCATTAAACCAGTTAATAGAACCATCTGTGCCAACCGCAATTTGGCCCTTGATTGAGTCTTGAGGAAAAATACTCATACGAGCATCTCACTGATTTGCACAGAAAATGATTCCATCGCGCGACCACGTAATACATTGGATGGTGAACCACCAGCATTATCTGTAACTGATGAAGGATATTTTGTTATATCAGCAGATGGATCAAGTCTAACTGTATTTAACATACACGTTTGAATAACTAAACCAGATGGAGCAGTTATGTCTTGTGTTACTTCCACTTTGACGAAGTTTTCGTTAACACTTCTTCCGCGGCCTACAATTCCTGGATGAATTGTTGGCGTTCCAGCAGTTCTAATTGTTGTTATTCCTGCTATGCAAGTTGTATCAAAGTTTGAATTAAAGATTTGCAAATCGTCGGTTACTGGACTTGAGAAATAGTTATACACAGAACTATAGTGACCAGTTCTACTCGGTGGTGTATTACCCACGACATAAGGCGATATATCATCATCACGAGAATCAAACGGAGGATTATACGGATTGAAGATTACATCTTCATTTTGAAGCATTGGATGATCCCATTCAACAAAATCTGTTATGGCGGAATCTTCTAAAAACATGAATCCATATAACCCAGACCACGGATTTGGAAAAAATACAGCGGTGCGGGATACAAAAAATTCACTCGTAGTAACATGTTGTGAAAATCCTAATGAGCCACCAAACGGATTATCACCCCACGGTGATGAAGTTACACTTCCAGAAAAACTAAGATTATCTATCTGCTTGAGTTTAACACCTATCCAGTATATTGGCAGTATGCTGTTAGCAAAGTTTATTGTAAGGATTGTACCTGCTGGAATATTAGAACGAACTTGGTATACAGCCCCATAAGGGCAGGAGAAATATGGGCTACCGACAGATACAAGTTCGTGAGTATCGTAAATTGGAAATGTGGGAGCAGCAATCACTGACGCAAGACTGCGCTCAACCGAAGAAAGACGATGATGAAATTGATCGTAAGACATTGTTAAATGAGTGACGTAAATTGAGGATATATATAGAGGCCGTGTTCCCATACCTGAGAAAGACTAAAATAACAGGCATTTATAAATGGATCATTTAACAAAAGATTAAATGTAGATACTGGGAACTGTACATGAAAACTCGTCCATATATCAGTATGAAAACCCAATGTACTATTTTTAGTAAAGAAAACATTCGATCCACCACCATCAATTATATGTGTTAATTCCAACACAGTTCCGTGTGGTGATAGATTCACATTCGTCATCCCAAACATTCCATCATCAACCGGATTAACTACCAATTCCCACGGTGGATCAGTTGGAAATGAACTAAGTGGATCACTAAAATATTCAGTTCCTCCACGTGTAGAACCTACACGCACATCCCACAAATAATAGGTCATATCTGGGTAACTGATTAGATCATTAGGTCCGCCAATATCTGGAAACATTGTAGTTGCAAACTCAAGATTTGGTGCTTCTATACCTGGTGTGAGAGTACCCACTAAAACTCCATTCACATACCAATCCCAAACACCAGTGGAAACAAGATCGGTTACAAAATGTACTTCCACAAAATAGTCTACATTTGGTGATAATGGGAATAGAATTCTACCACCAGGTATAAAGACCATCATAAATAGCTCAACACCATTTGTCAAATCGTACTTTGGTATCGTGGGCGCAGCAATATTCTCGAGCTTTTCGAGTTTGTTGCGCGCAGCCATGATACGTGGTTTAAAGGTTTCGTACATTTTAAGGATGTCCGTAAGTTGCTATTCTAGCTTGAGGACCCAAAAATCCAGTAGCAACTACAACATCAAGTGATGGTGAATAAGCTAGTGAATATACACCGTCAAAAGGAATATTAGCATTTACCCATTCAACATTTCCATTCGGTGATAAGAATGCTGCACGGTCCGAGAAGCCGTTTGTGTATCCACCAACTATAACGTTTTGTCCATCATCTATGATACATATAGCCTCACCTGCCGCAAAGGTACCAATTATTCCATCAAACATAGGTGGTGTTTCAGTCCAAGTTAACCCACCATCGCTTGATTGTATGACCGACGAATGACTTGGATCAAAGACACCTGTCACTGGATCAGAATTACCACTTCCAGCTATGAATACTTTACCTAAACGTGGAGACTCTGTTATATCGTAGCAAAAGGACCACTGATCTAATGGTGTAGATACAGATTGCCACGCTATCCCGTCGTCCGATCTAAGAACAGTGTGATATGGAGCAGCCGTGTCTCCTGCTAATATAAAACAATTAAATATA